GAAGGAGAAAAATCTCGTATTGATATCGCTCTTCTGCTTACTTGGCGTTCTATTGCTAAACTTAAGAATTCTGTGGATACTAACCTCTTGATTCTGGATGAGATTTTTGACAGTTCTCTTGACCAGCAGGGAGGTTCTGATCTAGGATGGATCCTTCGCAACTTTGATGACAACTCTAATGTGTATGTCATCAGTCACAGGGAGCAGTTAGACGGTAAATTTGGTAGAACAATTACAGCAGTTAAAGAAAAGAACTTCTCTGTGATCCAAGAGACAGTTCCTGAACTGGACTAGAGGGTGCCTTCGGGCACTCTTTTTTTGTATATACTACTGACATCAGCGCAAGACCAGCATGTCATCTCAAGAAATTAAAGGCAACCTAGCACGACTGCTCGCCACCGAAAACCTGATTGTAGAGCATCGCAAGGTCTCTACAGCATCGTTTGATGTTGACCGTCGTGTCTTGACCCTTCCCAACTGGGACCGTGCTTCTAGTGTCGTCTATGACATGCTAGTGGGACATGAGGTGGGACATGCTTTGTTTACTCCTAATGAAGATTGGAGTGAAATGTTTGATTGCCCTCGCGATTTTGTAAATGTAATTGAGGATGCTCGCATTGAGAAACTGATGAAGCGCAAGTATCCTGGTTTGCGTAAGTCTTTTGCTGGCGGTTATAAGGAACTTAATGATCAAGATTTCTTTGGTACTGATGGAGAAGATTTTAATACTTTCAGTCTGATTGATCGCATCAACCTTCATTTCAAAATTGGTGCTAGTGCCATGCTTCCTTTCTCTATTGAGGAGCAGGTGTTCGTTGCACGTACTGATGTTGCAGAAACTTTTGAAGAAGTTTGTCAGATTGCTGTTGATGTATATAAATTCAGCAAGAAAGAACAGGAGCAAGAACAATCTCCAGAAGAAGAAATGCCCACCAGTCAATCTTCTGGAGGTGAGGATATGACTCATGAAGAAATGGTGGAAGAAGCAGAACGCCGCGAGCAACAGAATGAATCTGATGCATCCGACTCTGGATCACCACAACAAAAAGACACTGAAGAATATGATGAATATGAGGATGACGAACCTGGAGAAGAAGGTTCTGTCACACAAGAAAACTTTGATCGTTCCGCAGAAAAACTAACAGATCGTTTTTCTAGCAATCCTGTGTATGTTGAGATCCCTTCTTCTGTACATCTTCCTACTTACATTGCAGACTGGAAAGAAGTACATGATTGGATTGATGATTACCGTTGTAAATTTCTTAACAATGATGACGGAATTGACAGGTCAGATCGTTGGGACAATGTAGATAAATCATATACGGAGTTTCGTAAACAGTCCCAGAAGGAAGTTAATTATCTTGTTAAAGAGTTTGAGTGCCGTAAGTCTGCTGACGCTTACGCTCGTGCTGGTCAATCTAAAACTGGCGTTCTTGATACTACAAAGTTGCATACTTACAAATATTCTGATGACATCTTCAAGAAAGTAACTGTGTTGCCTGATGGCAAAAATCATGGTCTGTTGTTTCTTCTTGACTGGTCTGGTTCTATGCAACGTGAAATTCTTGCCACTGTCAAACAGTTGATGAACCTAACTTCTTTCTGTAAAAAAGTTCAGATTCCTTTTGAAGTCTATGCATTTACGAATGAATGGTATGCAGTTCGTCGTGCTAAAGAAGGTAAAGATGAATACGTTTCTAATGAGGAATATTTTGCAAGGAAAAACTGTGAAGAAGGTAAAATCTTTTTGCAGAAAGATATGTTCCATCTAATGAACTTTATTTCTTCACGTTCTAATTCAAAAGATTATGAGCGTATGTGTCTCAATCTGTATCGTGAGGCTTATGCATACACTTATCATGTTGCTTACCCTACAACATTTGGTGCAGGTCTTTCTGGCACTCCTTTGAATGAAGGCATTGTTATGCTTAACTACATTATCCCAGAATTTAAAAAGACCAATGATTTACAGAAAGTAAATGTTTGCATTCTGACTGATGGTGAAGCATGTCAATCTTCTTATGGACGCAAATCATATAATGATCATAAGGATGAGTATTACATTCGCCCTGTTCGTCTAGATTGGAACACTATTCTTCGTGACCGTCAGACTGGTCGTGTCTATGGAATCTCTGATGGATGGGGAGATATGACTAACACATTCATTCAACAATTGCGTGATCGTAACACTGGTGTAAATGTTCTTGGTTTCCGTATTATGAGTGGAAACAATCTTTCCAATTTTGTTGGAACTTATGGCAATCTTGTTCACTACAATCAAGTTCAGAAACAATGGAAGAAAGAAAAATCTGCTATTATCCCTTCTCCAAAAAGTTATACAGCTCTATATGCAATTAACAATACTGCTATTGATTCTGATGTAGAATTTGATGTAGAGTCTGGTGCAAAGAAAGGAGAAATTTCTAAAGCATTCAAAAAAATGCTAAAGAGTAAGTCCACAAACAAGAAACTGCTCAACTCTTTTGTTGAGTATGTCGCCTGACGAACCGTCCACTATGCCCCTGACTCTGCCTCACTCTACCCTATAATAACTACATCAACACAACAGACACATGCCTGCCAAGTCCGACCTCACCACAACACAACTTACTTCTTACCTGTCTGAAACTTACGGCAACGACATTAATGCCGAACACGTTCGTGCTGCCTGTGATAACTTTGGTGTCACCTATCCCACTGCTGTCAAGCGTCTGCGCGACTTCTATGTCAAGCGTGGCACTTGGAACCTGACTGTTCAAGAACGTCTTGAGCAGCAGTATCAAGCACCAGCAGCTGCTCCTGCTGTTGCTGTTACCGAGAGAGAAGAACAGAACCTTGTTCCTGCTAAAGATGAGAACTATATTCCGTTTGGAAATTTCTCTGATGTAAAGAAAATTATCAAGTCTGGTATCTTCTATCCCACCTTCATCACTGGTCTTTCAGGAAACGGTAAGACTTTCTCTGTTGAGCAAGCATGTGCTGTTCTAAATAGGGAACTGATTAGGGTAAACATTACCATTGAAACCGACGAGGATGATCTTATTGGTGGTTTCCGTCTTGTTAACGGCGAAACTGTTTGGCATAATGGTCCTGTCATTGAAGCTCTGGAGAGGGGAGCTGTGCTGCTTCTAGATGAAGTTGACCTTGCTTCTAATAAGATCCTGTGTCTCCAATCTGTTTTGGAAGGCAAAGGTATCTTCCTGAAAAAAATTGGCAAGTATGTTCAACCTGCTGCTGGTTTCAACGTTATTGCTACCGCCAACACCAAGGGTAAGGGTTCTGATGATGGTCGCTTTATCGGCACCAACGTATTGAACGAAGCATTCCTTGAGCGTTTTGCATTGACTTTTGAGCAAGAGTATCCCACAGTTTCTGTGGAAACTAATATTCTAAAGAAAGTTTCTGAATCTCTTAATCTCGATGCAGATGCATTCTGTGAGAATCTTGCAACTTGGGGAGACATCATCCGTAAGACTTTCAAAGATGGTGGTATTGATGAAGTGATTTCTACCCGTCGTCTGGTTCATATCATGCGAGCATATGCTATCTGGGGCGATCGTATGAAGGCAATTAAGGTTTGTGTAAATCGTTTTGATGATGAGACCAAACAGTCCTTCATTGAACTCTATGATAAAATTGATGCAGATATTCAACAGGAGGAAAACGAAGATGTCTAAAGTCCATTCTAAAAAACTTCACGGTTATGTAAATCATCTTGCCCTGCTTGACACGGGCAAGACCGTGAAAATTCTAGGTGGTGATGGATTGAAGTTATTTGTAAAAGACCTTGACGGTAAAGTTGAAGAATGCTACCATAGTAACCTACGCCTAATTTGGAATAACTAAATGGCACTAAAATACAATGAAGAGGCTCTGCTCGCAGAGCTACGTGATTACATTTCTGGAACCTACAACCAACATTACTCTGCTGGCAATGACAGTATTCAAACGTTAGACTTGATCGAAGCATGTGGTGATGCAGAAGCATTTTGCCGAAGCAACATCCTCAAGTATGCTTCTCGCTACGATAAGAAAGGAACTGCACGTCGGGATATTATCAAGATCCTGCACTATGGTCTCCTCCTTCTCCACTTCTCTGACAAATCTAACATTACCGAAACTTACAATCAATGAGTCAAGTTATTCTTTCCCGCAAAACTCTGGATGTCCTCAAAAACTTTTCGTTCATCAACTCTTCCATCGTATTCCGTTCAGGAAGCACAGTACGCACTATTAGCAATGCAGAAAACATCCTCGCAAAGTTTACTAGTGAGGAAGTATTTCCAGTGGACTTCGCTATCTATGATCTTGGTCAGTTCCTTTCTGGTATCTCTTTGTTTAGCAATCCTCTCCTTGAGTTTGACAATGAAAATTTCGTCAATATTCGTGGCGGTCGTCAGTCTGCTCGCTACTACTTTTCTGATCCAGAAATTACGCTCAAGTCTGCTCCAGAAAAAAATGTAAAGTTCCCTGGTGCAGATCTTCAGTTCAATCTTACTGGAGAAGATTTGATTGCCCTACAAAAAGCATCTTCTGTTTACAGTTTGCCTGATCTTACTTTTCAATCTGTAGAAGATTCTGATGAAATCAAACTTATCCTTCGGGACAAAGAGAATGATACCTGCAATACTTACGATCTCACCTTGGCTGGTTGTTCTACTGGCACCTTTTCTCTTGATCTTAAGATTGAAAACATTCGTCTCCTTCCTGGCGACTACACTGTTAAGGTGTCCAAGCACCTGATTTCTGAATGGACTAATACTGACGTTGACTTGACTTATTATATTGCTCTAGAACCCTGATGAAGCACATTCTCTTTACGTTAAAAGAGTGTACACATGATCTTCTAGATGACGAGGAGTTCATAAGAGATACAATTTACATGGCATCAAAGAAATGTAAGTCAACTTTACTTGCAATTCATTCACATAGATTTTCACCACAAGGTGTAACTTGTGTTGCCATGCTTGCTGAAAGTCATATCAGCATTCATACGTGGCCTGAAAAAGGCATGGCGGTATGTGATATCTTCACATGCGGTGAGCATACTAAACCCAAAAAGGGTGTAGAGTATATGCAAATGATGTTCAATGCCCAGGACATCATATCTAAATCATTTACGAGACCACTTGAATGAGTAAAGAATTTTTGTGGGTGGAAAAATACCGCCCAACTATTGTTGAAGATTGTATTCTTCCTGATAGCACCCGTAAAGTATTTCAGGGTTTTGTAGATCAAGGAGAACTTCCTAATCTGCTGCTAACAGGCACGGCAGGAGTCGGCAAGACTACCATTGCCAAGGCAATGTGTGAGGAGATTGGTGCTTCCTACATCGTGATCAATGGATCCGACGAGGGACGCTTCCTGGACACTGTGAGGAACCGTGTCAGGCAGTTTGCCACAACCGTCTCTCTGACCTCTGGAGCGTCCCACAAGGTCGTTATCATCGATGAGGCAGACAACACAACCAACGATGTTCAACTGTCTTTGAGGACCGCTGTGGAGGAGTTCCATGGCAATTGTCGTTTTATCTTCACCTGCAACTTCATAAATAAAATTATCGAACCGTTGCATTCGCGTTGTACGGTTATTGATTTTAGAATCAAACCAGAACAAGCAGTCAAACTTCAAGGCGAATTTTTTACGAGATTGAAGTCTATTCTCACTCACGAAAATGTAGAGTATGAAGATAAAGTTCTCGCTAAATTGGTCAGGCGTTATTATCCTGATTGGCGTCGTCTTATTAACGAGTGTCAGCGTTATGCTGCTACAGGTAGTATCAACTCTGCCATACTGGTTGATGTTGCTGACGTTAATCTTGATGCTCTTCTTGGATCCTTAAAGAAAAAAGAATTTACTAATGTCAAAGCATGGGTTGTCCAACATATGGATAACGATCCTACAATGGTAATGCGTAAAATCTATGATAGTCTGTATGGAGTTTTAAAACCCGCTGCTATTCCTGAAGCAGTTCTTATTATTGCCAAGTACATGAATAGTATTCCTATTGTTCCTGATCAAGAAATTAATCTTCTTGCATGTCTAACAGAAATTATGATGAGTTGTGAATTCAAATGAAAAAATCAAAAACAAAAAATAAACTAGTCGCTGGAGTTGGTATCAACGATGTTGATCAAGTTACCAATTTTGGTAAAGATGAGAATGGAAGAGAAATTCGTGATGATCTTTACATGCGATGGAAAGGATTATTGAGTCGTTGCTATAACCCAAGTGTTTATGGGCATAAAGTAAATGCTCGATATGAGTTTTGTACAGTTGATGAACGTTGGCATAAGTATTCAGAATTTAAAAAATGGATGGAGTCACATGACAACTGGCAAAATTTACAACTTGACAAAGATTTGTTAGTTCCAGGTAATACTGTTTATGGTCCTGATACATGTTGTCTTCTCCCTAAAAAAGTTAATCAAATGTTGATTGACCATACAGTTAATCCCAGTAGCGGTATCAAGGGAGTAAAAATAATGTATGGCAAATACATCTATGCAATTATTAGAAGTCCCAACACCAAACAAAGGACCGTTAGATGTTCTACTGTAGAAGAAGCACAAAAAATCTATAAAAAACATAGACTTGATATTCTAATAGAAGCATCTTCTTTAGTAGAAGATACAGAAATAAAAAATGTTTTGATCAACTACGCAAAAAGCAAATATGGAACTAGTTAAAATTTGCTATTGGAATTTTTTGATGGGTGACGTTAAAAAAACGACACCAAAAAATGTAGAAGAAGCGCATCAGGGTTTATTTTGTGCTAGAATGAATCTGCCTGAAGCAGCTGCTTGGTGTGGCATGACTCAAAAAGAAATCATGCAAACTTTTCGTGAATACTTAAAATACCATGACCCAGACCCCGATTACGAAATCAGAAACAGCTGATGTATCGCTGCTTAATTTTCCTCAACCACCAATTTACTGGATTCATCTTTATGAGAATGAAGGTATTCTAAAAAATTGCATGTCAATTTTTAATTCAGAAAAAAAGATTGAGGCAAATTATGCTCTTGCTGGACAACTTGTGCATCAGTATGCTGGGTCTACCAAAATGTATGAGTATTTTGGTTCAATATTTGATCAAGTTTTTGGGGAGGTTCTAACTAAAAACTTTGGTGATGATAAATGGACAAGTAATTTAGATAGGTGTTGGGTTAACTACCAACAAAAATATGAATTTAATCCTGTGCATGATCATACTGGAGAGTATAGTTTTGTTTATTGGGTAAAAATTCCATATGATTTGGAGGAAGAATATAAGAATCCAGCTGTTGTTAATGCAAGGGATAGGTGTGTTAGTCAGTTTAACTTTGTCTACACCAACCTCCTCGGAATGGTTAGCAATTTGCAAATCCCTCTTACCAAAGATCATGAAGGATGTATGGTTATATTTCCCGCATGTTTAAAACATGTGGTGTATCCATTTTATACTTCTGATGATATGAGAATTTCCATCTCTGGAAATTTTTCCATACAACATCCAAGTGGTAAAAAAATTGCTTTTGAGTAAATTTAAATTATGAAAACTTTGAAATCTTTAAAGACACCTCTCCGTTATCCTGGTGGTAAAAGTCGTGCTCTATCAAAACTTTTTCAGTTTGTACCTGATCTAAAAAACTACAATGAATATAGAGAACCTTTTGTTGGTGGTGGTTCTGTAGCACTTGAGGTTACTAAACGTTATCCTCATTTGAATATTTGGGTTAATGATCTTTACGAACCTCTTTACAACTTTTGGCGAGAACTACAGGACAATGGTAATGAAATTAAGAACATCCTCCTCCAACTTAAACAAAGGCACCCTGACCCCAGTTCCGCCAAATCCTTATTTTTGGATGCGAAGGCATATCTTGAAAAAGATATCCGTGAGAGTGAAAACCTTCATCGTGCTGTTTCTTTTTATGTCGTTAATAAGTGCAGTTTCTCTGGTCTCACAGAATCAAGTTCCTTCTCAAAACAAGCAAGCGAATCCAACTTTTCATTGGCAGGTATTGAAAGACTAGCAGAGTATCAAAAATTAATTGGCAATTGGAAAATTACTAACCTTCGATATCAAGAACTTTTAACCGATGACAAGCAGTCCTTTACCTACCTTGATCCCCCCTACGAGATCGGATCAAACTTATATGGTAAGCGTGGAAACATGCACAAAGGATTCGATCATGATGGGTTCGCTACTATTTGTGATCGCTTTATCGGTCCTCAACTCGTATCTTATAATTCGTCTGCTCTTATTAAAGAGAGATTCCAAGACTGGCAAGTAGCAGAATTTGCTCATACATACACTATGCGATCAGTTGGTACTTACAACACAGATCAAGCAAAAAGAAAAGAACTAGTCCTATTCAACTATTAATCAAATGTCTTTTTTTGTACGACCACATAATGGTAGAGCACAAGTAATCAAAGATGGTAAACTTGTTCAGACTTTTGGTGTCAATGTTTCCAATGCATTGATGCAAGGAGATGAAGCTATCATTACATTAGATAATGGCAAGACACAAATTTGGAGAGTAAATCCCAGTGGCAATGGAGTGCGTTTACATAAAACTATCTAATGTGGAGACTGTGGGCGAAAGCACTTGGTCAGAAAGAAGGGAGAGACGAGAAAGAAGCAGATAAGATTGCTATCATCAGAAGTCTTATCATGCTTCAGTTGGTTCTGACTAACCTGTTTATTATATCGGGAAACATTTTATCATTTTACAAACACTTCAATGACGTACCAACTGAAAGACTACCTGTACAGTATCAATCAATCAAAGAAGAGTATCATCGATTGCGACGTTGATGCTGAACGAGGATATCCTCCTTACATTGTCAATAGATGTCTCTCATCTTTTACAGATACTATTTTGTTTGTCAATGAGATGAACAAAAATCCTCACCTTCCAAAGAAGTTACAATATGACTTTTTGCTAAATAGTGTGAAACCAAGGAAGCGTTTCTCTCCTTGGAGTCGCAAGGAGTCTCTAGATTATCTTGATGTTGTTAAAGAGTATTATGGTTACAATGACGATAAAGCTCTCCAAGCGTTGAGGATTCTCACTAAAGACCAACTTGATCATATTAAAAAATTAGTGTATAAAGGTGGGAAAACATGACTACTGAAATTGAAATCCAGTGGCAGCAATCTGATATGGTGGAAGTGGTTCTTGGAGAACCAGATGATTTCCTCAAGGTTCGTGAAACTCTAACTCGTATTGGTGTTGCGTCTCGCAAAGAGAAAAAGATTTATCAATCTTGTCACATTTTACATAAACAAGGTAAGTATTACATCGTTCATTTTAAAGAGTTGTTTGCTCTAGATGGAAAGAAAACTAATCTTTCATCTAACGATGTCCAAAGACGTAATAGAATTATTCAACTTCTCTCTGATTGGGGACTAATTACGGTTGTTGATTTTTCAAAAATTGAAGACGTAGCTCCTCTCAATCAAATTAAAGTTCTGTCATTCAAAGAAAAGAATGATTGGACGCTAGAGAGCAAATATAATATCGGTCGGAAAAAACAAGAAACAGCATAAATATCATTGCGATCTTTCGTGCGGTCGCTTCAAAAGTCGGAAACCCCCATAAGGAGATACGGTTCTTACTGTATCTTCTTTTTTCGTTAGTGTATTAAATAAAATCGTGAGAGGATGAGGGGCGGTTCACCGTCCCACTTTCACGCCAAGGATGCCTTCGGGGTCCTACGTACACAGTCGCTTATTTAAGGACATGACTAACATAACTTGGGAACACTATACCCCTTATTCAATTGGATTTAATGAAACATTCAGCAGACTTGATGCTCTTGCGGGAGGTGGATCAAATTACCCGCCTTACAATGTGGTGGACGGACCAGATGGCAGAACCCTGTTGGAAGTCGCTCTTGCGGGATTTTCAGGAGGAGATATTGAGGTCACAACAGAACGGAATGTCTTAACTGTATCTGCTAAAAAAGCACCAGCAGATAAAGAAAGAAAATATTCTCATAAAGGAATTTCATATAGAACATTTGCTCGTAACTGGCAAATGGCAGATGATGTAGAAGTCGAAGAGGTAGAATTTGAGAACGGACTTCTAACAATTACTTTGGTTAAGAATTTGCCAGAGAATCAGAAGAGAAAAGTTTGGTTCTAAATAAATGTGAAAGGGACTTGACGGTCCCTTTTTTTGATTGTATACTATGGAAAAGGTATTTTAAAAATGAGTATTGTTGTATCTAAACTTGTTACAGGTCAGAATGTTATTGCTGATTTTACTGAAGTAAGAACTCCTAAAGAAGATGGAACACCAGATCCAGAAGGAGAATTGCTTTATCTTCAAATGCACTGTCCACTAGTTTTAGGATTTAGTGAATATCTAGAAGAGTCTGATCAATATAAAGTTTCTTTTGATAGGTACATGCCGTTTTGCAAGGATGTAGTTTATCGGTTAATGCCAGAAAAAATTCTATCTGTTGGCAGACCTACGGATGCAATTAGAGATACGTATGTCAAAGAAATATATCCAGACGGTTTGCCAGAACATCTACAAAACGAAATGGATCAAGAAAAACAACAAGGAGAATCAGCACAATGAGCGTTCAAATCGTAACAATGAAAACAGGTGAGAGACTTATCACCGAACTTAAGGAAGCATATGATGGAGAAGCAGAAGATAAAAAAGGTATCTGTCTAATTTTTGATAGTCCTTATATTCTTTCAGTGTCAAATCAAACTTCTGCTGGACAATACACAGAAGAATTGCAAGTGCAATTTTCAAAATGGAATCCTTTTTCTGTAGACAATCAGTTTAAAATTCCATATGATGGTGTTCTTGCTATCAGTAATCCTGACACTGGATTGATGAGAGCATATTTAGATAAGCTTGCGGATGCAAAAGAAGATGAAAATGAAGCAGCACTTATTTCACCCGAAATTGTTGAGTAATGGAAATTACAGCAAACTTAATTAAACTACGAGATGAATGGATTATTGCCCAAGTAGAACCAGTTGAAGGGGACACCTTACCAGGTGACCCTGATGTCTGGATGGTAGAACCATATCTGGTAGACTGTGAAGGTCAACTGGTTCCTTGGGCAGAACATGCTGCAGAGCGTGAATTTAATGTCAGGTCTTCAGACTTGATAGTCGTGACAAATCCAAGCAAGCAATTGCTTGCTCGTTATATTGAATGTCTTGAATGAAGTTTTACACTAATGTGGAGCAAGCAGGCAACCGTCTGCTTGTACGTGGTTATGAAAATGGCAATCGATATACAGTTAGGGTTCCTTTTAACCCTACAATGTATCTACCTACAAAAAATTATTCCGAGTGGAGAACACTTGAGGGAGACTGTGTAGAACCACATAAGTTTGGATCTATCACAGAGGCAAGAGAGTTTGTAAAACAATATAAAGAAGTAGATGATTTTGAAATCTATGGAAACAGTAGATTCCTGTATCAATATATTGCGGAACAACATCCTGAAGAAGAACTAAAATTTGATAGCACCAAGATTCGTGTTTTTTGTATTGACATCGAAACTGCTGCTGAAAACGGTTTCCCTGACATTGAAAGTGCTGACCAGGAGATTCTTGCTATCAGTATTAAAGACTCCTTCACGGGGCGTATAACGGTCTTTGGTGCCCGTCCTTTTACTAACCATGACAGCATGGTGGACTACATGCACTTCAGGTCAGAGGAGACCATGCTCGGTGCTTTCCTTGAATTTTGGCAAGAGAATTATCCTGACGTAATTACAGGATGGAATGTGCAATTGTTTGACATGCCGTACATTCATAATAGAGTCAATCGTATTCTTGGAGAAAAATTTGTAAAACTTTTATCTCCTTGGAAACTTGTATCACAACGAAAAATTTTTATTAAAGGTCGTGAGCAATGTACGGTTGATGTTCTTGGAATTTCTCAACTTGATTATCTTGAACTGTATAAGAAATTTACTTATGCAAACCAAGAGTCTTATCGTTTAGATCATATTTGTTCTGTAGAACTAAACGAAAAGAAACTAGATCACTCTGAATTCGATACGTTCAAAGAGTTCTATGAGAATGACTGGCAGAAATTTATCGAGTACAACATTCATGACGTTCGTCTGGTGGACAAACTGGATGACAAGATGAAACTGATTGAACTTGCATACACCATGGCATATGATGCCAAGGTGAATTATGAAGATGTGTTTAGTCAAGTTCGCATGTGGGATAACTACATATACTGCGAACTTTTAAGGCGTAAGATTGCAATTCCGCCAAAAAAAGAAGCAACTAAAACTGAAAAGTATGCGGGGGCTTATGTCAAAGAACCGATTCCTGGATTCTATGATTGGGTTGTGTCTTTCGATCTTAATTCTCTGTACCCTCATCTTATTATGCAATACAACATCTCACCAGAAACCCTTCAGGACGTTAGACATCCACAGGCTACGGTTGATCGAATCCTTGAACAGGAAATAGACATTGATGGTGAGTTTGCTGTTTGTGCAAATGGTGCCCAATATCGTAAAGATAAGCATGGGTTCCTGCCTCAAATGATGAAGAAGATGTACGACAGTCGTGTTATCTTTAAGAAGAAGATGATCAAAGCGAAGCAGGAGTATGAAAAAACTCCTACTGTCGAACTCATGAAAGAGATTGCAAGATGTAACAATATTCAGATGGCAAAGAAGATCTCTTTGAACTCTGCTTATGGTGCTATCGGTAATGAACACTTTCGTTATTACCGTCTTGCTAACGCTGAAGCAATCACTTTATCTGGACAAGTCTCAATCCGTTGGATTGAAACTCGTATGAACCGATACCTAAATAAACTGCTTTCTACAGAGGAGGTGGATTATGTCATTGCATCTGACACTGACTCAATCTATCTTAACCTTGGACCTCTTGTTAGTAAATTTTTTGCTAATAAGTCTAGCGATAAAGCAGCAATTGTTGCCATACTTGACAAGATCTGCCAAGAGAAGTTGGAACCATTCATCGAGTCCAGTTATCAGGAACTTGCGAATTACGTTTCGGCATATGACCAAAAAATGCAAATGAAGCGAGAGAACATCGCTGACCGTGGTATTTGGACTGCAAAGAAACGTTACATTCTAAATGTCTGGGACAGTGAGGGAGTTAGATATAAAGAACCCAAGATGAAAATCATGGGTCTTGAAACTGCTAGGTCATCAACACCAGCATACTTTAGGGATAAACTCTATGCAGCGTTTAAGATTATTATCGGCAAGACAAATGATGAACTTATCAATTTCATCAATGTTGTTAGAACAGAAACTAGGGAGAGACCTTACGAAGAAGTCGCCTTCCCCAGAGGATGCAACAACCTGGCAAAGTATCGCCACCCGACTGAAATTTACCAGAAAGGAACACCCATTGCTGTAAGAGGTGCTCTGCTCTATAATCACTACGTAAAGAAGTACAAGGTAGAGAACAAGCATCCTCTCATTCAAGAAGGTGAAAAAATCAAGTTCATGTATCTCAAGACACCAAATCCATTGCATGAAAATGTAATTAGTTTCTTTGGTGAGTTGCCAAAAGAATTTGGCATTGAGAAATATGTGGATTACCAAACTCAATTTGAAAAATCATTCTTGGAACCACTCAAGAATGTGCTATACTGTATCGGTTGGCAGCATGAAAAAACTGTCAAAATCGGGAGCTTCTTTGAGTGAGTAAAAAAATCTATGTGGTGACATGGACTAACCATGTCGTGGGACAAGTAGGTTCAGAAGACATTAAGTGTTTTGAAGACTACAACACTGCTCTTGCGTTTTCTAAACTCATGAAGCAGACTTATAATTATGTAAACTTTTACGAGGAGAAAGTAGAAAAATGGGATTCCTAGATACTGTAATCAAAGAGTCGGGCAATGAATTTGCTAGTGTTGTTTCTGAAGGAGTTGCTGCAGGCGATATCACTTCTTACGTTGACACTGGGTCTTATATTTTTAATGCCCTCGTTAGTGGTTCGTTGTTTGGAGGTCTTCCTTCCAATAAGGTTACTGCCCTGGCAGGAGAATCGAGCACGGGGAAGACTTTTTTCGCTCTTTCTGTTGTTCGTAATTTCCTTGATTCTAATCCTACAGGTGGAGTCATTTATTTCGAGTCTGAATCTGCTATCTCCCGCGATATGATTGAGGAGCGTGGTATTGATAGTAATCGTATGATTATGATGCCTGTCTCTACTATCGAAGAGTTCAGGACACAGGCATGTAGGATCCTTGACAAATACATGAAGGAACCTAAAGAAGAACGAGTGCCCATGATGTTTGTGCTAGACTCTCTTGGTATGCTCTCAACTACCAAGGAGATGGAAGACGTTGCTAATGACAAGCAAGTCAGAGACATGACAAAGAGTCAGTTGATCAAAGGTGCCTTCCGTGTTTTGACTTTGAAACTTGGACAAGCACAGGTGCCTATGATTGTCACCAACCATACATATGATGTGATTGGTTCTTACATGCCAACAAAAGAAATGGGTGGAGGCACTGGTCTAAAGTATGCTGCTTCTACTATCATCTATCTTACTAAAAGTAAGGAACGTGATAGTAAGAAAGAAGTTATCGGCAACATTATCAAATGCGAGGCAAAGAAGTCTCGTCTAACCGTGGAGGGTTCTAAAGTTGCAACACGTCTATTTTTTGACGAACGAGGTCTTGACAAATACTACGGCTTACTGGAACTGGGTATCGAGTACGGAATCTTCGGGAAGAACGGTAATAGGGTCCTTATTGGGGAATCTTCCGTTTATCCTTCTGCTGTACTTTCTGATCCCGAAAAATACTTCACCGAAGGAGTAATGGAGAAGTTGGAAGAGGCAGCACAGAAAGAATTTAGTTATGGCAATTGAGCGTATCGAAGAAACTATCTTACGCAATCTTCTATGTAATGAGGAGTATTATCGTAAGGTAGTTCCTTTTCTTAAACCAGATTATTTTCAGGAGTATCATGAGAAGATTATCTTTGAAGAGATCGCGGATTTTTCTAGTAAGTACGATAAAGTTCCTACTAAAGAAGTCCTGGCGATTAATCTCCAAAACCGTAATGATCTTACTGACGAATCGTACAAAGATTCGTTATCGACAGTATCCTCCTTATCAGAAGAATGGGTCGATATCAATTGGCTCACAGACTCCACGGAAAAATGGTGTAAAGATAGAGCAATCTATCTCGCCCTTATGTCCTCGATCAAGATCGCAGACGGAGGCGATCCGAAGATTTCGCGAGATGCGATACCCTCCATCCTCCAAGAAGCCCTGGCGGTATCGTTCGACGAACACATAGGACACGATTACATTGAACAAGCAGACGAACGCTATGATTTCTATCACAGAGTCGAAGAGAAAATTCCCTTCGATCTCGAAAAGTTTAACTTTATCACGAAAGGTGGTCTCCCTAACAAGACTCTCAACATCGCTCTTGCTGGTACAGGCGTCGGGAAGTCTCTATTCATGTGCCATCAAGCTAGTGCCTGCCTCACTGCGGGGTACGACGTTCTCTACATTACATGTGAAATGGCAGAGGAAAAAATTGCTGAACGAATTGACGCAAATCTTTTGAATGTTAATATTAAAGATATTTCAGAATTACCAGAAGTTATCTTCAGTAGTAAGGTTCAAGAGATCTCTAGAAAAACTAGAGGCAAACTTATTATCAAAGAATATCCCACAGCGTCTGCCCATGTCGGACACTTTAAATCACTCTTGAGTGATCTTTCTTTGAAAAAAGATTTCAGACCACAAATTATTTTTATTGATTACTTGAATATCTGTGCTTCTGCCAGATACAAAGGTGCAATCGTAAACTCTTACACTTATGTTAAAGCAATTGCTGAAGAACTACGAGGACTGGCTTGCGAACACAATGTACCAATTGTCAGTGCTACTCAAACAACACGTAGCGGTTACGGTAATAGCGACCCTGATCTTACTGACACATCCGAAAGTTTTGGTTTGCCTGCTACTGCTGACTTTATGTTTGCGCTTATCTCCACCGAGGAGTTAGAGCAGCAGGGTCGCATTATGGTCAAACAACTTAAGAACAGATACAACGATCTTGTTTCCTCAAGAAAGTTCATGGTGGGAATTGACAGATCGAAGATGAAGCTGTATGATGTAGCGGACGATGCGTCTGACATCAGTATCAATGCAGAGGACCCTGGTGAGGAGTTCTCACAATTCGCTGAAACACAAAATCGACTATCTAAATTTGCTGAATGGAACGTATGACTATTAAATTTGAACGTTATGAAGAATTTGTGGCAGCAGTTACTTCAAATGCTTCTACAAACTTTGTTGATTTCGCTGACCGTATTGGTGAGCTTGATCGACAAGGTGCCAATATTGAAAGACTGCTTACTGCTGGTGTTGGTATTAATGCTGAAGGGGGTGAGTTCCTTGAAATCGTTAAAAAAATGGTGTTCCAAGGAAAACCGTGGAACGAAGATAATCGTGAGCATCTCATTATTGAGTTGGGTGATATTATGTGGTACGTGGCTCAAGCTACAATGGCACTGGATATATCCTTCGATGAGGTAATCGCTACCAATGTTAAAAAACTAGAGAAGCGTTATCCTGAAGGATCCTTTGACATTTACTTCTCTGAAAATCGTAAAGCAAACGACCGCTGATGCTAACCTTCTGGATCCACCTTGTAGCATTCTGGCAAGTGGCAGTTATGAATTGTATTCAACCAGTCAACTGGCAGTATTGTTATAGAGTGGATCAGTGGCTCTTGCCAGAACTCCATGAAGGATATAAAATATGGTCGGGCAAAACACATCCATATCAAAAAGAAAAAAACTATCTTTATGACCTTCCATCTAAATAATTAGACGGGAGGTTTTCTTATGGCAGAAAATATTAGTGCTGACGTAAATGAATTGCATTGCGCTTGGGTCCTGAATGGAAAGAAATGGAGTGGTGGTTTAGATGCAAGTGATAAAAGAGTGTATGATGACCGTGTAGCAAAACTCCAGAAGAAACCAGCAGAACTTCAAGCAAGAACTCT